TGAGTTCTCATCATAAGTTGCATTGCCTAATTCAAACCTTAAATTGTTATCCTCCATAATGACTGACAATGAATCGTTAATCATCTGGCGAACTTGTTTAATAGTTTCTGGGTTTATCTCTGTTATGTTATATTTGGTTTTCATTCTACTTTCCTGTGTCCAACAAAATGTTGGGGTTAGGATAATTATAAACCTAAGTAATTCAAAAGTGTAGAAAGTTTTTAAAGTTTTTAAATAAAGCGTTTTGTTTGAAAAATTTTGTACGCCCTTTTAGAGTGTTTTTTAATGTTGTAATCCCATAGATCCTGGGTTAAACATAGATATTATAATAATATTCATTATCATTATCATTTAAATTTTTTAATCGCTCAATGAACAAAAAATATAACTAATAATTTCTGCTTAGTTAATGGTAAATGGTCGGTGTGTCAAAAGTGTATATATCTAAACAATGTGCTTTTTTTCCTGTATTATTGTTAGTGTCAATTTTGACAATTAATAAAGGATTAATTTTTATGGATATTTTAATATTACATTTCGCAGTTTTTATTATGGGCGTAATTTTCTCATGCTTAATATTTATGGCTTGTTTCATGCCAGTTGTCAGATACATAAATAAAATTGAAAATACACTTATATATAAGGAGAAAAAATAAATGGAAAAATTAACACTACAATTTCTAAAGCAGTTTGTCGATAACAAACTAAATCAAACGAGATGCTCTGACGAATTCATGTGGTCGAGAGTATCTGATTATATAAACTTAAAACTAAAGGAGTTCAAATGAGAGCATATCCAATATGGAACACAATTACGGCTTGTATTTATAAATCTGATAAATCATACGGAGTCAGAGAAAAGGGAATGGTAAATGTTAGGGTTGGAACTTCTTCCAATAACTCGCACCATTTTCTTACCCATAAAACCACAGTAGTAAGACACACCAAAACCTTACAAGAGTTTCGCTTCTTTGTTGATGGCAAACTTATCAAGAGAAGGTTTGTAAAAGATGGGCAAATGAAACAGACTGTAAAAGGTTATAAACTAAACGGAGGTAATTAAAATGATTAACGAAGAGAAAATTAACTGGACTTACACAGACAGAGAGATAAGGGGAATTAAATACGTAGCCGAAAAACAAGCGAGAATTGATATACTTTCTCACCTTGTCGGCAATGCTTACGTTGATACTTACGATATGAAAGACGTTCTTGAATGTTATTCAATCGAACCTCACGAACTGAAAGAATATACGTTGACTTATCATGATGACGAAACAACCGAAGAATACTTTAAAGAGTTATATTATGAGTTCGGCTTAATATGTGATGAGTGCGAAGAGGAACACGACGAAGACCAAGTATGTCAAAATACAGAGTGCTTCATGTGTGATGATGCTTATCTAACAGAGGAGCAGATAATGGAGCGTGAATAACTCTCAACACTTACCAAATAGCCTCCTTAATTGGGGGCTTTTTTTCGCCTGTAATAAATGCCAAAACGGAGATTATTAGTTTTATATAGCAAGATGTGAATAATAAACAATCTTTCAAGGAATGGAGAATTTAACCCCTTAAAGCCATATCAATTATTTTTATAAATAGTCAATTAATCAATTGCGTCTATTTGATTTAGACATTACAATCTAAGAGTTCTATCTCTTCCGATAAACAAAAGCCCTTCTTAACAGGGGCTTTTTTATTATCTCTATACTATTTAATATCTAATTATTAATACTGTCTTAAATGTAATATTTGACACCTTAAATAATATGTTTGTTTATTGTTTAATTGTAAAAATATTCATTATCCAAGACTTATATATTTCTATTTCATTTGACAAAATTGTCAATAAGTTTTATTAATATTAATACCTTAATGATTTAGTCAAGTATTATTACTGTATGAATTAATATATATGTTTGTTTCTTGTAAGTAAACTTAGTTTATCCTGGATCAAATGATAATGATGATCATTCGCATCTTGGTGTTTCCTGGCAGTCAAGTTTTTTTACCCTGGATCACAAAAGAGGGGCCACCCACCTAACTTTTTTAATTTGTCTTTGGTCTAGCACCCCACCCACAAAAAACAAAATTTCAAAAAAAACTGTATTTCAGTTCTATTAACTGTTATACTTTATCAATAATGATAATCATTCGCATTTAACACATGGCTAAACGACCACCACCTTTAGCACCTACTTCACCTTTTGAGAATGTTGAAGAACCTGTAAAGAAACGAGGTAATCCTAACTTTAAGAAAGGGATGCCATCGCTTAATCCAACAGGTAGACCTAAAGGATCGGTTAATAAGTATGCTGCTCTATCTAGAGAGTTAATGAATGACAACGCTGTAGAGATAGTTGCCGTGGTATTAGCAAAAGCCAAAGAAGGTGATGTCCATTGTTTAAAGATGTGTTTAGACAGAATATTACCTGTACATAAAGCAGTAGATTCTACAAGAACTAAGAGCGATGCACAGGTTATTATTAATGTAGCTTCTATAGAAAGCATTAAACAACAGATTGGCTCAACCCCAGAAGCAGAACTTATAGAACCAGAAGAGATGTCTGACGATGAGGTTATTGTTAATATAGATTCATCCTCGATGAGTGAGAAGTTCGATGGCTGAACTAAACATTAATTTACACCCTGCTCAATTAGAAATATTTAAGTCCAATAAACGATTTAAGATTGTGGCTGCGGGTAGACGCTTTGGAAAGTCCTACCTTTCTGCTTGGTTATTATTAATTAACGCTATACAGTCTGATTCTAAAGATGTATTCTACATAGCACCAACATTCCAGCAAGCCAAAGATATTATGTGGGCTATGCTAAAAGAATTAGGTAGAGATTTAATATTACAAGCCTACGAGAATACTGCGGTTCTTACGCTTATTAATGGTAGGAAGATTTATTTAAAAGGGTCTGACCGACCAGAAACCTTGAGGGGCGTGGGTCTAGCTTATGTTGTGCTCGATGAGTACGCCTCTATGAAACCAGTTGTTTGGGAACAGATAATAAGACCGACTCTTGCCGATGTGGAAGGTAGGGCACTATTTATAGGTACGCCCGCAGGGAAAAATCATTTCTTTGATTTGTACCAAGACGCACAAGAAGATGAAGATTGGGATACATTTCAGTTTACCTCTAGTGATAATCCCTTCTTACCAGAAAAAGAAATTGCTGCTGCGAGTAAATCAATGTCCTCAATGTCGTTTAGACAAGAGTTTGAAGCGTCATTTGAAACATTTAGTGGTGGTATCTTTAAAGAAGAATGGTTTAAAGTAGATGAAGAACCAGAAGAAGGTAACTATGTTATAGCTGTAGACCCTGCTGGATATGAAGATAGTGAAAAAGAAAGAAATTTAAAACGCTCTAGGCTAGACGAAACAGCTATTGCTATTGTAAAGATTGATCGTGATAAGTGGTGGGTTAAAGACATACTACATGGTCGTTGGCCTACATGGCCGCTGGAACATAAAAGAAACAGCAAAAAAAATTCTTTCATCTGCGATGAAGGTAGAGTCTACTTCAGTAGGCATTGAAACTGGGGCATTGCGTAATGCTATATTACCTTACCTTGAAGATGAAATGAGGACAGAAAATCAGTTCATATCTATTATAGAGTGCCGACATGGTGGTAAAAAGAAATTAGATAGAATTACTTGGTCACTACAAGGTAGAATGGAACATGGTCAGATAACATTTAATCCAGATAAAGACTGGAAGTATTTTAAAAACCAGATGTTAGACTTTCCAAACAGATTAGCACATGACGATTTGCTCGACTCGTTAGCGTATATAGACCAAGTAAGTGTTGCCGACTTCGCACATACTATAGAATTAGAAGAAGAATGGGAACCTATGGATGCAGTAGCAGGATATTAATTTATGGAAGAGAAAGATTACTCAGGACCGCACCAACAATTAAGAGAATGGGTGTTAGACCGTGTAGATGTTTGGGAACAACACAGAAACTCTAACTATTTAGATAAATGGGATGAATATTACCGTTTATGGCGTGGTACTTGGGCAGATGAGGACAAGACTAGGGCATCAGAGAAGAGTAGACTTATCTCTCCGGCTACATCACAGGCTATTGAAGCCACAGTAGCGGAATTAGAGGAAGCTACCTTTGGTGGGCACCGTTG